CAGAGCGAGCCGGGATGGGTCGTGCCAGCGGGAACGCTGACGTGGCCGACAACCATCGACGCCATCAACTCGGTGAGAGTCAAGTTCGTGGCCGGGTACGCACCGAGCACGGACTCACCCCCGGATCTCACGACCAACATCCCGTACAACATCAAGGCCGCGATGCTTCTGATAATCGGAAACTTGTTCGAGAACCGCGAGGACAACGTGGTCGGCACGATCGCCAACAGAATACCGAACGGTGCCGAGTATCTTCTTCGTCGTCACAAGTTTGACCTCAGCATGGCATGATAGACGTCTATGACGAGGGTAGGCGAAGACACAAGTGGTGGCCGGACTGGCGTGATAAGGTTCTCGTTCTCGTCGCGTCAGGACCTTCGGCAAAAGATGAAGACATTAGAAAGGCAGTTGGTTCGCGAAGCAACTGCCGCGTCGCGGCGATCAGAGGCAGTGTTGACCTCTATCCTGAGGCGGACGCGGTGTATGCCGCGGACGAAGACTGGTGGGGACACGTGCGGGGGCTGCCGTGGTTCCGGGGGCTGAGAGTAACGAATGCGCGCAACGCCGTCAGCAGATGGGGTCTCGACGGGCCGATACAGGTCATAAGAAACACCGACGCTCTCTGTGTCGGCGAGCCGGGAGTTGTCGGAGGTGGCGGATGCTCCGGCTTTCAGCTTGTTAATCTCGTCGTTCAGGCGGGGGCTCGCGGCATCGTTCTGGTAGGGTTCGACATGAACTCCTCGCAGTCGCCGCACTGGTACGGAAAGAACACTTGGCCCGGCTCCTCCAATCCTAAGGAGAAGAGCTTCGTCAGGTGGCGTCGGGCGCTGGACGGGGCTGCGGCGACGCTCAGCAAGTTGTCGGTGGAGGTGATCAATGCGTCGGAGAGGTCAACCTTGAGCGCGTATCCGAAGATGAAGCTAGAGGACGCACTGTGGCTCTTAAAGGCGTGAGACCAGACTGGTGGCCAAACTGGCAGTCTCAGTGCGTTGCGGTCGTTGGTTCTGGTCCAAGTCTGCGACGAGAGCAGGTGGATGCGTTAAAGGAAAGAATACACGTGGTCGCCGTGAACAACAGCTACGAGCTCTGTCCGTGGGCAGACGCTCTGTACTCGTGCGACGCCAAGTGGTGGAAGTATAAGGACGGAGCCAAGGACTTCGACGGACTGAAGATGGCCTACGCCGACGAGGCAGTGAAACTTTATCCTGATATCAAGAAGATCAACATCTCGAAGATGACGAACAACGACGCTACCAAGGAGCTCCAGATGGTGGAGTACAACACGGTGGGAGGTGGCGGCAACTCCGGTTTTCAGGTGGTGAACTGGCTGGCTCAGGTTGGCGTCTCCGCGATCGCTCTGCTGGGGTTCGACATGCGAGTAGACGGCAACGGTAAGGCTCACTGGCACGGTCGTCACCCAGACTCAGGAGCTCACGTTCTTAATAACCCGTACGACGAGATGATGGCGTTCTGGGTGAAGCACATGACCAATGCGGCGCCGAAACTTAGCAGACTTGACATCGACGTCGTGAACTGCTCCGACAAGACCGCGCTCACCTGCTTCCCCAAGATGAGCGTGGAGGACGCACTGGCTCGGTGGGGACTATAAGGAGGAAGGCATGACAGTCAAGTTATTCGTAGGATGCAGCGCGAACGGCGAGGACGCCGAGGCTCAGCTTCTGCTGGAGTACACGCTGCGGAAGCACGCCACCGTGGACGTCGACCTGACGTGGATGAAGTTGTCCAGGGATCCTGCGTCGCCGTGGTACTCGAATCCGAGGAAGAACGAGGGATGGAACACCGTCGGGTGGGCCACGCCGTTCTCTCCGTTTCGCTGGGCAATTCCGCACGTCTGCAACTACGAGGGCAGGGCAATCTACACCGACGTCGACATGATCTTCATGGCGGACGTCAACCAACTCTGGACGCAGCCGATACCGGAGGGAAAATGTCTATTAGCGAGGAACGAGCAGCTGACGTGCGTGATGCTTTTCGACAATCAGAGATCCAGAGCTTACTTACCCAGCTACGATTCGTTGAGAACAAAACAAGGGTTGTACAGGACCGTGCGAAAAACTATCGGCGCGAACGCCGCCAGATTCTCCGGAAACTGGAACTGCTTGGATGGCGAAAACTACCAAAGTCTAGAGGATCCAGACGTAAAGCTGATTCACTTCACCAAGGTGGAGACTCAGCCTCACCAGAAGTGGGCCATTCCGCGTCTGCGGGCGAGTAACCAGAAGCACTGGGGCGAGCACATGCGACAGTGCGGTCTGCCGCACGCGCGCAAGGACGTGGCACCGCTTGTCGATAAGCTCTGGGAGGAGGCCCACGTCGCGGGCTACAACGTCAACATGTATCTTAATCCTCAGGAGTTCTACGGACAGTACCATCACGTCCGCGCTGGACCGAGAGCTGCATAGGTCCGATATGAAATGTCATCGAAAATTTATTGAATATTCCGGCATGAACTATGAACGTGCGAGGTTGGAAGCTGAACGTGTTATCGGGTTTTTGTGGATGGGCGGGGGAGAACGCGCCGAACGATTAGACGAATTAAAGATCGTTATGCTGGAAGCGAAAGGTAAGGAAAATGTCACCACTTAGAATAGTGAAGTTCATCGGTTGTTGGTTCTGTATCGTGGCAGCAGTCGCGCTGCTGGTGCTCGGGCATCAGCTGTTCGGGCTGCCCGGTGTTCTCGCGCTCGTGGCCATCGCGTTCGCGCAGGCACCGGAGTCGTGGTAATTCGGAAGATCTACGAATGGCTGGGCTGGTGCTGGCACGACTGGAATCGTCCGGAGCCAGAGTGGACTAGTCAGTGGGACCAAACTTACTTCAAGCGCTGCGAGAGATGCGGTGCTAGAAAGAGCTGGCCATGAAAGATTATCCAGTTCGCCGCTCCGGTGTCGGAAGCCACGACGTTCGCGAGGTAGGGCTGCGCGACCTTCTGCTGTATGCGGAGGGAAGCTCGGTGCTCGACGTCGGCTGCAATCGCGGCCACGTCGGGTACGAGTTCTATCGTCACGGCGCGACCAAGGTGCACGGCTGCGACATTCATGCTCCCAGTATAGACTGCGCTCGGCAGTGGTTCACTGAGCTGACGATCGACAGCAGATTCGAGGTCGTGGACCTGACTAGAGGCGACGTAGAGCTTCACAAGCACTTCGGGGCGTCGACTTACGACATAGTTCTCTTCGTGGGTGTGCTGCACAAGCTGAAGAGAGCGATGCCAGTAAAGGATCTTACAAATCTAGTCTGGAGTCTCGGTGAGCGCTCCTCTAAGTATCTCGGATGGAACGGCTACGCCGAGGATCTCGAGTTCATGGACCATACGCTTCAGAGAGCTAAGCTGGAGCGCATCCATCTGTCGCAGTTCGCGGCACCGGGCATCGCTGCCGTGTGGAAGAGATCGTGAACTTCGTGGTCAAGACGATGAACGACCGCTACTTCGGGCCGTTCCGCAGCGCAGACGACGCGGTGAAGTGGGCCACCGACGCTCTTCCTGTGTCCACGCAGTGGGTCGTCGTTCCAGTTTGGTCCAAGGAGGTAAAGCACTGATGAATTTAGATAAAACTTATACAGACGACGAGATGCAAGAGATGTACTCGAAGATTCATCAGATATACGGAAGATGGAACGCGAACCACGACAAGCATGACTGGGGCTCGTTTTCAATTCACAGAGGAGCACGTGTCTCTGTGGCGAGATGCAAGAGGTGCGGGGCAACGAAGATGTCTGACGGAACAACCTCTCCAGAGTGCGTCAACGAGGTTACTTGATGGGGTACGGCGACGACATCATGGCAACGGGGCTGGCGCGCGGTGCGGCAGCGGAGGGCAAGCTCGCCGCGTTCGGCGACGGCAGGCGCATAGTCTGGGGTCCTTGGTCTGAGGAGATGTTCAGGCACAATCCCAACATCGCCAAGCCGGAGCAAGTCGGGCTCTCTAGACTGAAGTGGATTCCGCACTACAAGGGCAGTCGACTCTACAACAAGCAAGTCAACGGCAAGTGGGTCTGGAACTACGACTTCCGGGTCACGCCCGGACAGTTTTACTTCAGCGATACGGAGAAGAAACTGGCGGAGGCTTTCCCCAGAGGGTTCACCGTCGTGGAGCCCAACTTGCCGTGGCAGAAGAAGGTCGCGTCCAACAAGGACTGGGGTGAAGACAACTATGCGCGCGTCGCGAGCGAGCTGCAACGCTGCGGTCACCGAGTGGTCCAGTTCGTCCACAAGAACACTAAGCGCAAGCTCAGTGGGGCCACGTTTCTGGAGTTCCAGAACTTCAGGGACACCATATCAGTGCTCTCCAGAGCGGAGCTCTACGTCGGCCCTGAGGGAGGAATGCATCACGCTGCTGCAGGAGTTGGAGTCAAGGCGGTCGTCCTGATGGGCGGCTTCATACCCCCGGCCGTCGTGGGCTACGACTCGCACATTAGTCTCACCGGAGGCGCGGAGGCCTGCGGCAACATCGAGCCTTGCATTCACTGCCGAGCCGCGATGAAGAGGATAACACCCGATCAGGTGATGGAAGCAGTCAACACGCTACTAGAGGAAGGTACTAGCGATGGGAACAGACGACAACAGACCTAAATACGAGCGGCATCTTCTCCAGAACATCCACGAGTTCTCCGAGTTTCAGGCACTCATGCGCGTGGAGAACGTGAGGAGCTATCTCGAGATAGGCTCCAAGAACGGTGGCTCGCTGTGGCGCATGGCAAAGAAGCTGGACAAGGGTTCCAGGATAGTCTCGGTGGACCTGCCGCACGGCGACACGTCCTTCAAGGTCACGCTGCCGAATCTGGAGGCCTGTGTCAAGCAGCTGAAGAGCGAGGGCTACGACGCGCACCTGATAGTCGGCGACAGCACCGCGCCCGACGTAGTTGAGAAGGTGCGGGCTCTCGGACCATTTGACTGCGTGTTCATCGACGGCAATCACACGCGTCCTTACATCGAGAAGGACTTCGCGAACTACGGACCCATGTCGAGGATAGTGGCGTTTCACGACATCAGCTACCACCGCGACGTCACCAATACGAAGAAGCTGCCGATCGACGCGCCCAAGTTCTGGAACGACATCAAGAATAACTACCGTCACGTCGAGATACGCCGCGAGGCGTGGAGGAACGAGGGCGGTCACAGGTGCTGCGACAACGGGATTGGCGTGCTGTGGAACAAGTAAACGTCATCACCTGGATCTGGGGCAGCAAGTATCATCAGCGGGACGTAGCCAGACTTGCAAGACGAGTCAGAAAGAATCTTACGCTTGATCATACTTTCCATGTCTTTACTTCTGGCTCTACTGATGGCTACGCATCTATGGGCGTCGTGGCACACAGGATAGCCGACCCGGAGCTCTGCGCGAGGAACTGCTTCTGCCGCCTGAGAATGTTCGACCCAGACTGGCAGCGCGACAACAAACTGAGTGGCTGGATAGTGTCGCTCGACCTAGATCTAGTCATCGTGAGGTCGCTGGACGAGGTTCTGGCACCGTCCGACCAGGACTTCAAGATACTGACCGGCGTGAACTCCACTAATCCGAATCCGCTGAACGGCAGCATGATGGCTCTTCGCGCGGGCACGCACGAGGGCGTGTGGCGGTACTTCTCTCCTTACGCCGCGAACCAGATAAAGTATCACGAGTTTCCCGACGATCAGGGATGGATCTGGTCGCAGATGCCAAACGCATCAGGATGGCAGGGCGGCAAGGAAGGAGTCTACGCTTTCCACAAGCCGGGATGGCCGGGGTTCCCTCAAGAGTCGACATACGTCATGCCGACCGACGCACGAGTGATAGCCTTCGTCGGCAGGCGAAAACCCGGGATGTATCTTCAGCTGCCTTGGGTCAAGAAGTACTGGCTCGAGCAATGATAGACCCCAAGAAGACTGCGCTCTACGTGCCCCCCGGTCTGGCAAAGTTCAAGCTCGCCCTGTTTACGCGTATCGGGAAGAAGGTTGGCCGCGCACTTTTGCACGACCCCAAGGAGCTGGACAAACTTCCGGACGAGATAATTCCGATAGTCGGCTGCACGCCAGCCCTTCGGCCGTGGGTCGACAAGTGGCGGGCGACGGGCAGGAAATTTATCTACTGGGACCGGGGGTATCTGCGTCGGGTTTTCGCCACGTGGCTGCCCAAGGGTGCCGACATCGGCATTCCGATGGGCTATTATCGCTGGCACCTGTGCAGCTTCCAGATGAGTGCAATCGAGAGTGTACCCGCTGATAGGTGGGAATTCTTAAGGTTAAGGGAGTATGTTAAGCCGTGGAATAAGGGCGGGCGGCACATAGTGATAGCGGACACGCTGCCCGACTACTGGAATCTCTTCTGCGACAAGGACTGGACCAAGCGTACCGCCGAGCAGCTGAGGAAGATGACCGACAGGCCGGTGCGAATACGCGACAAGGAGAGCAAGGTGAACTTGTTCGAGGATCTCAAGGACGCGCACTGTCTCGTGGCCCACGGCAGCATCGCCGCGGTCGAGAGTGCGGTGATGGGCTGCCCGGTGTTCGTGGACAAGATGAGCGCGGCGTCCTTGGTCGGAGAGACGGACCTTAATAAGATAGAGACTCCCGTTTATCCGGAGCGCGAGGCGTGGCTTCGCTCGCTGGCCTACAATCAGTGGCACGAGGGCGAGATGGACGACGGTACTCTCTGGAGGATGATCCATTGAGAGCAGGAAAACTAGACAGACGCATTGCCATTCAGCGATTCACCTCGTCGCAGTTGCCGTCAGGTGAGCTCGTGCAGAGCTGGGCCACCTTGGCGGTGCGATGGGCCTCCATCGGTCCGCTGAACGTGGAGGAGGCACCGTCGCAGGAGTCGTTCGCGGCCAAGGAGCGAGTGGAGTTCAGGGTCAGGTACGAGAGTCAGTTCTCGGATCTCTCGCCGAATGACCGTATCGTTTGTCCGGCCGACGACGCCGAGGAGACAACTATTCCGACTAGGTCCATCTACGACATCGCCGGTGCAGTCGAGACTCTCGGCAGGCGCGAGCAGATTCAGATCGTGGCGTTCAGGAGGAGCGACGTAACGTGATCGACGTTCGACTAGCAGTGCGGTCCATACTGGTGAGCGACTCGGCGACGTCTGCTTTGACGAACAGCGGAGCGCGCATCTTTCCTGTTCGCTCGCCGCAGGGGCTCAGGCTGCCGCACGTCGTGTACAACATGATCTCCGAGCGCGAGGACTACAAGATGTCGGGATCAACAGGTCTCGTCAACGCGCAGATGCAGGTGGACAGCTGGGCGGACGTGGCCGAGAGCTCCTACTCGCTCGCGCGCGCGGTGCACGACGCTCTCAGCGGATTCAAGGGCGGGGTGCTGCCGGTCAGCTCCAACTCGCCCGAGGAGACCATAGAGGTGCGCGGCATCTTTCTGGCCAGTGGTCGCGAGAACTTCGATACGGTCGTTCAGATGTTCAGGACGAGTAGGGACTACTTCGTCTGGTACGCTGCGAGGTAACATGGCGCGGGACACAGGACTATTCAAGCTGGAGGGTCTCAGCGACTGTCTGGACGCGCTCGACGAGCTGCCGAAGGCAACTAGCAAGAACGTGCTGAAGCGCTCACTCATCGACGCAGCACAGCAGATGCTGGAGGACGCGCGTCAGCTCGCGGAGCCGCACATTCTGTCTGGCACGCTGTACGGCTCCATCAACATAGGAACTAAGCTGTCGAGGTCGCAGGCCGGCTCCGCCAAGGAGTCGCCGGTCGAGGTATATCTCGGTCCTCGCGCGCTGGTGCAGGCTATCACTCTGGAGTTCGGCACGTTTCAGCAGCCACCCTCACCGTTCATGCGTCCGGCTTGGCAGGCGAACAAGCACCAGACGCTCCAGAAAGTAGCAAGTTCTCTCGCGCAGGAGATTCTCAAGGCAGCTCAGAGATTGGCGCGCAAGGCAGCGAGAGAAGCCGCCAAGATGGGAAAGTGAGAGAGGAGAAAACATGGCTCAGTCCCAAGCACTACTCGGTTACGGCTCAGTCTTCGAGATACAGAATGAGACGTCACCAGACGCATACGTCGCTTTCGCGGAGGTCATCTCTATTACTCCGCCGAGCGCCGACGTTGACCAGATCGATGTCACGCACATGTCGTCGCCGAACCGCTACCGCGAGTTCATCGACGGCCTGATTGACGGCGGCGAGATGTCGTTCGACATCAACTTCATTCCCGGCAATACCGACGACGACCGAATCTTCGAACTTCTCGGTCTGCCGATCGGCACCAGTCACGCTCGCAACTGTCGCGTCAGCTTTCCGAACGGCGTCACGTGGACGTTCGTCGGGACACTGACCGGCTACGAGCCTGACGTTCCGGTCGACGATCGCATGACCGCGACGGTAACGTTCAAGGTCAGCGGCTCGATCTCTCGAGGCTCCACGGGTTAGCTCTAACAGGAGGAGGAAGGACTATGGCGAATCGAGTGAGAGGCGAAGTTGCCTTCAAGCTTGGAGGCAAGGAGTACACGATGGTCTACAATCACGGTGCTCTAGTCGAGCTCGAGGACAAGCTCGACCGGGGCATCGTGGCCATCACCAGCGAGATGCAGAGGTGGGCGAAGGAGCCCGAGAGAGTCAGGCTCAAGTGGGTCGGGCTTCTCATCTGGGCCGGACTACTGAAGCATCACAACATGACGGTCGAGCAAGCTGGCGAGCTTCTCGACGTGGCCTCAGCGGAGGGCGTCAACCTGATGGAGATCATCGGCGACGCCATGAGCAAGGCTTACGGCGACATCGAGAAGAAGGGTACGAGTGAAGTCCGCCCTACGAACGGCGAGTACAAGAGTGGAAGTGGGACTCAATCATCGCAGAGTTCGTCTCATACGGATTCCCCGTCGAAAGATTCTGGGACATCACTCCACGAGAGCTTAAAATAATCGTTGACGGCCTGAACCTCGCTCAGGACAGAAGGTTCAACGAGTTAGGATGGCTGGCTTGGCACGTTGCGGCCCTGCAGAGAACTAAGAAGATGCCCAGACTACAGCGACTCATGAGAAAGAGAAATACCCCTGACCCCCAGAGCATCGAGCAGCAGATGCAGGTCATGGCCGACTGGTCTTCCAAGATGGACAAGAGGGCGAAGTTGCTAGGAAAGAGAAAAGATGGCTGAGAATGCAGTCATCGGCGCACTGAGAGTCGTCCTCGGCGCCGACACTGGACAACTTGAAGACGGCCTGAAGAGAGGCTCAGACAGTCTGAAGAGCTTCGCGAGAGACGCTGCGGCAGTTGCTACCGGCGTCGGTCTCGAGAAGTTCGTCGAGAAGGTTGCCGAGAGCTTCACTCACCTGATCAAGCAGAGCGTCGAGACTGCCGATCAGATGAACAAGATGTCGCAGAAGGTTGGCACCTCCGTAGAGAGCTTGTCCGGTCTAGTCGTCTCTGCCACGCTCTCCGATCTCTCTATAGAAGAGCTCGGCAAGAGCATGGGCAAGCTGAACAAGCAGATGGTCGCCGCCGCTGCTGGCGGAACCAACGAAGCTGCGGCAGCCATTCAGTATCTGGGTCTTTCCGCGAAGCAGCTCGTCGCCGCTGGTCCAGACGTCGCGCTTCAGAAGATCGCGGACAAGTTTGCTGTCATGGCCAACGGCGCGAACAAGAGCGCGGTGGCCATCGCCCTGTTCGGCAGAGCCGGCATCAACCTGATACCTCTCCTGAATCAGGGAGGAAAGAGCATTCAGGAGATGACGAGAACTGCGCAGGAGCTCGGGCTCGTGATCTCCACTCAGACCGCGAAGCAGTCCGAGGGCTTCATGGACAACCTCAAGCTTCTCGGCCTCGCCGTGCAGGGAGTCGGGCTAACCGTCCTGAAGTACTTCGTGCCGGGGATGGAGAAGGCGTCTCAGTCGATGGTCAAGTGGGTCGTCGACGGCAAGCTGGTGTCCGGCACTGCTGAGGTGATAGTCCGCGCCATCACTTTTGTCACCGACAACTTGAAGATCTTCGGAATAGCTCTGGCCGTAGTGTTCGGCGGACAGATCCTGAAGTCCATCGCGGCAGTCGGCCTGATGTTCATTCAGCTCGGCATCTCCATCCTGAGCTCAGCGGCAGCCACGGTGATTCTCGGCGCGAGGATGATCATACTTCTCGGCAGCATCGCTCTGGTTGCCGGTGCCGTTCTTCTGCTGACAGGGAATCTCGACAAGTTCTTCGTGTGGGTCGAGAAGTTGTCCGAGAGTGCACTGCCGGGGCTGAAGGACGCGTCAGAGGGCGCGAAGGCCACGCTGAAGGCGATGGGCTTCGACATCGGTGCTCTCGAGAAGAACATTGGTGACTTGACTAACGGCAGTCACGACGTAGAGAAGGCGATCAAGGACGCATTCAACGGAAAGAACTTCGACCCGAACGCTGCCAAGGAGGCGAAGAAGTTCGGCGACGAGATTCTCAAGATACAGCTGAAGACCAGAGAGCTGAAGGGCGACTTCGACACGCTCGCCCCCGGCTTCATCGCTGCCGCCGAGAAGATGAAACTGATAAAGGACAACGCAGTCGGCTTCAACGCTGCGCTTGTGGCGCTGAATCCTCAGATGATGATACTCAACACGGAGCTCCTGAAGCAGGCTGCGGCAAACATCACGCAGGACAACCTGACGCCTTGGCAGAACTTCGAGAAGCAGATGGTCAGGATCAATCAGGTCGTCGGGATAGAGGGCGGTATCTCGTGGGACACTTGGGCACGCGCGTCGATGAAAGCCATGGACTCGGCTGGTGTGTCGATGTCCAAGATGTCGGACGACATGATCGGCGGCTGGAAGGACTTGTTCCAGGCACTCGGCAAGGAGAACGAGCAGTTCTTCAAGATGGGTCAGGCACTGGCCATCGTCATGGCCGTCATCAACACCGCGGAGGGCGTTACCAAGGCGCTCGCGCAGGGCGGCTTCCTCGGCTTCGCGATGGCAGCGGCCGTCGCCGCCAAGGGCCTCGCGCAGATCATCACCATCAAGCAGCAGAAGTTCAGCAAGGCCGCAGCCGGTGGATCCTTCAAGGTGCCCGGTGGCAGCATGGGCGTGGACACCCGACTCATACCGATGGCCCTCGCCCCCGGCGAGCGCGTAGACGTTACACCTGCCAGCAAGACCGGGGGTGATGGTGGGAGATACATGGACATTCCGGCTATTCGTCCTGACGAGTTCTTCAGGGGAGACACGGTGCGCGCGATGGTGGACGCATTCGATAAGTGGATGCGCGATGGCGGGACAGGGATAAGGATGGTGCCGCGATGACCGTACTCAGGGAGCCAGACATCGATTTCAGCGAGGTCGACGACGAGGACCAGAGTGACTATTTGGCGAAGTTGCCTGTCATTGGGTTCGCGGCTCTGGGCGCGACGCCTGAGGTTACGTTTGCGGAAGACGATCTTCCGGTGGACAACTTGTCCAACTCGCTTACGTATCTTCGGTGGGCGACGAACAATGTAAGCGACGACTGCTTCATAGACGTCTTTGACCTGGATACCGACGTAGGAGTTAACTATGTCGGGTTCGCGGTACATGACTTTGAGGGCATGAGTATCACTGTTTA